AGTTTATTCATTCCATACCAGTGTACATCATTAACATACTGCATGTACTCATCATGTACTTCCTGTGGCTCGGTGGCTGTAGGAATAGTAAAGAATAAATTAACTGACTGAGCCTGACAGATAAACTCTTGACGTTTAGAAGCGTGTTCTACTATCCACATCTGGTCAAGTTCATTAGCTGTTTTAAATATTTCTTTCTCTTCATCTGTAAGAATATCTAAGTGCTGTACTGAGCCTTCGTGCCCTGCAATATCTTTCCACACCTCTTGTAGCTTAGTCTTAGTTAGTTTTTTATCTGCTAATAAGTTTTCTAAATGTCTGTTCTTTACTTGATACGAGCCTGATAAAGTTTTGTGTGTATATACATTAGCCCTATATGGCTCAATCGAAGGAGATGTCCCGCCACAAATAATACTAGAAGAGGCATTAGGAGCAACAGCGAGGAGATGAGCATTCCTCCTCCCACTGCCGCTGACATCAGGAGCTTCACCACGTTCGTCTGCAAGTTGTTCAGAAGCTTTGGTAGCGTGTCCTTTAATGTGTTTAAACGCTTTGTAATTAAATCCCGTAGCGTATATACCCTCAAAAGGTAACCCCCGTGATTGGAGATACGAATGGAATCCCATCGCACCCAAGCCCAATGACCTTTCTCGGTAAGCAGAGTAAGCAGATTTGACAAAGCCTTCCTTACCTTCTTTGATGTGTTTTGTAAAACGTTTAAAGTTTGCATTGTATTCTCCTAAGTTGTCTGTATCCACAGCGTTATCAATATAATGTTGAAGCACGTTGTCTAACATAGTTATTAAATCAGATATAAACATAGGGTTCTCTGACCACTCATCAAAGTATTCTAAGTTTACACTAGACAAACAACACACTGCTGTTCGTTCTTCGTTAGTGGCTAGAGTTATTTCGGAACATAAGTTACTTTGTTTAATCTCTAAGCCTAAAGCCTTCTGTTCTTTCGGCAACGCTTCATTACATCTATCAATATTAATCATGTAAGGCTCTCCTGTCTCTGCCCTAGCATTAATTATCTGCCACCATAGGTCTCTTGCACTTACAACCTTAATAGCTTCATGGCTCTTAGGGTCAATAAGTCTCCAGTCTGAGTCTGTTTCAACTGCTTGTAAAAAGTCATTGCTAATATTAATACCGTTGTGTAGGTTTAAACACTTCCTATTAATATCTCCACCAGATTCTTTTCTAATGTTTATAAACTCTTCTATCTCTGGATGACTAATGTCCATGTATGCGGCATAAGAACCTCGTCTTGTTACACCTTGATTAAAGGCTAACATCTGAGAATCAACTACATGCATGAAAGGAATAGAACCAGTAGACTTACTGCCGTGAGCAGTAGATACACCGTTGCTCCTAATGTCTCCCCAATATCCACCAATACCTCCACCTGAACTAGCCAACCAAATGTTTTCATCATAATGATTTGATAAACCACCCCTACTATCAGGTACATAATTAAGAAAACAACTGATAGGAAGCCCACGACTTGTTCCCCCGTTACTAAGTATAGGAGTGCTAAACATGAACCAACAGGCGGAACTGTAGTGATAAAGTCGTTGAGCCAATTCAAAATCTGTGACTCCTTTATAGGTTGCTCCGAAGACGGAGGCTCTTGCGAATGCTTCTTGGGCATGTGTTTCTTTCTCCCATAAGTATCTATCCTTGAGTGTATCAAGACTAAACTTATCTAAATTCTTTTCATTACTATAATTAATTTTTATACCAAGATATTCCTTGATACCTACTTTATCTTCTACCATTATGAGTTCTCTGTGTCGTGTACGTTAAGCATTATTATACCATAATGCAGTATCTTTAGCAAGTCTTTTCTGTTCTTTCCGTCCTTGTTTCCATAGCGTTTAGCGTACTTCATAATGTTACCAAGTGTGAATCCTTCACCGTGTCCTGCGTCAATAATAATATCTGTTGCTTGATACTTGTCTGAAGCGTAGTGCTCACCGTATGTACCATCAATATAGGCTTGTACCTCTTGTATTAATTGTCCTTCATTAAATTTATAGTTCATCGTTTCTCCAGTCATCGGGTAAAGTATCTTCACTATACCACCTAAAGTTATTTGTTTCAGCCCACTCAGCGTGTGTTCGTTTGGTTCCGTTCTTTCTTACTGTAGCTCCCGGCATAGGAGAGAAAGGTTTTTGAAACAAGAACACTAGCTCCATGTTAGAGGGTAGTGCTTTTCTTATCCATATGTATTTACTGTACTCAGCATGGTCCCAGAACCTGCCTTTAGCTTCCAGTAAGATAGTTTTATCTTCTATTGTTTTAGCAAAGTCTACTTCATAATCTTTCTTAATGATATACTTAATAGATTCGTAATGGTGTTTCCAACCTTGTAGAATGGTTTGGTGAATGTCATACTCCCATAAACTGTCATACCCTTTAGGTACTCCAGTCTTCTTTGGTCTCGGTTTCCGAGGTACTCTCTTAGGCATTAATGTTCTCCAGTGTTACATCGGGGTTACGTTTTACTTTCTTGTAAAACCATTTTAAAGTATAGGCACTTAGTCTAAGTTGTCCGTTAGCAAAGAAATGTGTTTGCTGTGGTAAGAACTCAGACAAGTTCTGTTCATTGATACGGGTACCGTCTTCTCCTTCAGGTACCATTGTTCTAATCCACTCAATGAGTAAAGCCTTACCTTTCTTTCTTAGCTCTTTAGATTTTTTCCCACTCATAATCCTGTTACCTCAATAACGTTAGGGGCTTTAGGTGTCTGTGTTAGATACCTATAACCATTTGAATATTTAAATACTCGTAAACCTTCTCCTTCATTTGAATCCTTGTAACATTCAAACTTATGTCTACAATATACACAGCCTTTTGCAAGTTGCATGTTACCAGACTTACCATCCGGTATAGGATTGTAACATCTTTCAGGAGGAGTAGAAAGCTTGACAGCTTTTTTAATACTACTAATTTTCTTTTTGATGTTAGGCTTATCAAAGTTATCAGGTTGGTAGAAAGCTAACTCTCCTGACTCTTTGTTAAGAGCTAGGAACCCACCGTTGCTTGTGCCCTGTGCTTCTTCATAACCAGCTAACTGTGCCATGTAACCAAACGCATCGTTCTCTGCTAGTGTCCCATCTTTAAATTTCTTAAAGGCAAATCCGGATGCTGTTTTAATATCAACAACTTCACCATCAATGATACAATCCATATGTCCTTTGATACCAGATACAGTAATTTCTTTCTGTTCTCCTGTTACCTCATGTCCTGCTAGTTTAACTAACAGCAACACAACTTCCTCAAGCAAGTGCCCATATAAGAATTTAATAAATAGGGAAGGCGGCATCCTTTCTGGAGTACCTTCAGTCTTCATGTCGTACCAAAGCTGTCTTTCTTTCCTGCCCACATTAGACATACGTAGGGTAGTGTTACCTCGTGGTGCAGGGTGTGACCAGTTGTAAAGAACTTCTTTCATAGACTCACCAAACTTATCTATAGTGGCTTCGTCTAGTTCCATGTGCTCACCATCAGCAAGTACACCTATCTTATTATAGATGTCTTCGACCAAGGTGTCAAGTGTTTTTGTTTTCTTTTTCATTTTTTTCTGTTTCCTTAAATGCTTTTATTACATCGGTTGAAAATAACTTTTGTAAATTTAATAAATACATTCTACTTGCTTTGTGGTCTCCTCCACATACAGTTTTAAATGTATCTAATTTTTCTACAATTGTTTTTAAAACATCAGTCTTAAAAACTAAAGTACAAAATTCATTATCACCAACACAGAGATTATGAAACCAGTAGTCAGCTTCGGTTGCTCTGATACCTGATGGCTTACCCCATGATTCATATTCGATACATATGTTTCCGGACTTTTGCCATAAATCTTTCTCAGATTTAACCTCAATCTTTTTACCTGTTAGCATCTCTGCTATTTTATCTTCACGTATTGTACCATACTCTAGGTCAATGTCAAACTTTTTTCTATCTTCTTTATTTGGTTTCATATTTTATTCCTTTTTCTTTATATAATTTTTTATAAAACTTACCAACTTTTAATATTTGTTCAGGAGTTGCTGCATTTTTTATAGTATTTGCAATGTTTGAAACAACTATACAATTATCTAATACATATCCCTTAGAGTTATCTATCCTATCTATTGTGGGAGAATTTTTCCAGTTTTCTCTACCATGAATTAATTTAATATTAAGAACCGGACATTTTTCTGGGAAATGTAATTCTTCTTTTGTTAAATCAAAATCCATTTCTTTTCTGTTAGCTCTTACCTTTGCATCATAAACCATATGAGTCTTAGCATATTTATGATTATTATCTTTGTAATATTTATTATAACATTTTCTACAGTCAGCTCTAAGTCTACCATGTTCTCTCTTAGAAAAAAATTCCTCTGTATATTCTTTAACTATACCACATTTAGTACAGGCTTTAATGTGTTTCACTCCAGTTCCTCCCTATTTTGTATTCGCCATCCATAGGACAACGAAGATTAAATTCTTCTCCTGCTTGTATGATACTCTTAACAGCAAGTTCTCCAGTAAACTCAGCTTGAGATTCCTTAACTTCTATCTGCCATTCATCGTGTATGTTAGCAACAAACTTATAGTCAATAGTATTGAGTCTAAGCAAGTCATCTAATATACCTAATGCTTTCTTCATAACAATAGCACCTGCTCCCTGAAGCAAAGTGTTGAGTGCGGCATGTGTATTCCTAATGTAGAGCTTCCTACCATCTAACCCTTTAAGGTATTTTTTTGCTGATGCTCTCGTAACCCTATCTCTAAGAGATTTAAATGCAGGATTATTATCGAAGAAATATTCTCTAGCTCGTTTACCATCTGCTGTATTTCCTTCGACCACTTTACCAAGCTTCTCATCTCCTGCTCCGTACATGAGTGCATAGATGAATGTCTTTGCCTGATTTCTTGATTTAAGTTTTGCAGCTTTTTGATTAGCTGTGTGTATGTCTCCATCTAATATCTCCTTAATATATTCGTCATCGTCCATGTAGTGTGCTAACATTCTTAGCTCTAACCCACTAGCATCAACGCCTAGTAAAACATTGCCTTCATCCACTACCCAACAAGACCTACACTCTTTACCATAAGGACTATGCACTGAAGGTACTTGAGCCATGTTGGGATTTCTATGTGTCATTCTACCAGTGATAGCACCGTTAGGTATAACAAACCCATGCACTCGTTCGTCATCTCGTACAGAACTAACCCAAGAATCTACTTGGGCAATACGTTTCTGTATTAAAAGAAAGTCTGCAATAAGTTTTGCTTCGTGAATATGAGTAACCTCTGATAAAGTTTTCTCATCTACAATAGGTTGACCTGTAGGTGTAAACCTATCAGGCTTCCAACCAAAGTCTATGAGGTACTCACCTATCTGCTTACGACTACCAAGATTAAAATCCTGTAATGTCTGTCTCATAAAAGGCTCATGGTTGAGAGTGTTTAAACACCTTGCATATTCATCATCGGTAAGACCACGCTTAGATAGCTGACCGTCTGTCGTCCTAATGTAAGGCGTAACTAACTTAGTATCTACCCACTTAGGTTTAAACGTATTGTGTACCTCGTCTTCAATCATCTGTTTCTTTTCTCTAAGCTCTGCTAATAAAGTTAAAGCAGACTTCATGTCAAACTTAAAACCATTAACTTCTTGTTGCTTAATTATCTTAGCCACTGATTGCTCTATCTCAATACAAGATTTACTAAAACCTTTTGACTCATGGCGTAAAGCTTTGTATACCATTGTATTTAAAGTTACATCACGTACACAATACTCTAGCATTTCACTAGAGTAGTTTAAGTAATCAGTAAAATCAATCTTAGAAAGACCAAGCCTAAAGCCCCAACTCTCTAGGCTATGCCCACCATCTCTAGCAGGATTAAATAATCTAGATAGAACGAGAGTATCAATAACTTCTTTACCACTAAGGTCAACGCCACCGAACCTTTCCACTAATGGAATATCAAAACCAATAATGTTATGTCCAATTAGTCTGTCGGCTGTAGTGAGAAACTTATATCCTTCTTCTAATTTGTTAGGAGGGAATTTAAATATCTCACCCGAGTCTGCATCTTGAGCTACAATACAATGTACAAGTGTAGCCTGTAAATCATCTGTCTCTATATCAAATACTAAATCCATATTAAAATGCCTCATCAGCGGACGGGTCAAACTCAATGTCCTCGTCTGTTAGTTCTGTTAATCTACCTGTATCTTTATCATAGACAACTCTAGCCGCAAGTCCTACATCACCAGTGTATCTTGATTTAAGTACACGAAGTCTTGTAGTCCTAGCTTCTTCGGGGTCATCGGATTGTTGATTCCTTTCAAGAGCAATCACACAATCAGACAATTGTCCGATACTGTTTGAACCACGTAGATGAGAGAGACTTACTTCAATTCCATTCTCATGTCCTTTGTTACCATCAACACGTCTTAGATGTGATACAAGAATAATACCTGCACCAGTCTCTTCAACTAAACTTCTTAGTCTAGTCATAATCGTATCAATAGCTCGTCTCTCATCACCATCATGGACGGCACTAACTAACATATGTAGATGGTCAACGACCACCCACCTGCAATCACAACCGATAATCATAAAGCGTAGCTTAGTAAAGATGTCGTCAATGTCGTTGGTTCCGAAGTGGGAATGTACCCATACTCTGTTTCGGTTATCACCATCGTATAGCATATCGAACATACTATCTAGTTCTTCTTTAGAAAACTTCTCACGTTCTTCATCAACATACAATCTTGCATTAGCTTCAATAGAAAGTATACCATCAATGGTACGTCTCCAATCTTCTTCCAATGCTATGATACCTACGTTGTCTGTAGTACTTTTAATAAGATGATGTTCTAGTTCTCTAGTCACACTAGACTTACCAAGTCCTGTACCACCTGTCAAAGTTACAAGCTCTCCCTGTCTTAAGCCATAAAGCTTTTTGTTTAATCCTTCATAAGGATAAGGGACGCTTGGTTTCTTCTCTCGGTTATGAAACTTCTCTCGTTGTTCCGATACATTGATAACTCCTGAAGGTGTGTATACCTTAGAAGCCCACCATGCTTCAACAAAATCTTTATGTTTGTTATCACGAAGCATATCGTTAGGGTCTTTGAAGCCATTAGGAAGTGTGAGTATCCTAGCCTTGCCAGGTTTAAACAGTCTCGCAACTTTAATAGCCGCTTCCTTACCTGCCTTATCACTATCAAAAGATATGATAACGTTTTCAAAGTCATCAAAGAATTCTAAACTATCCTTGATGTCTCGGACTGCACCCTGTGCTCCACGCTTTATAGATACGACTGCCCACTTACTACCTAGTAGTTCGTAAGCCGCCATAGCATCACACTCCCCTTCGGTTATGGTGACATACTTGCCACCCTTAAACAACTGTTGACCAAACAATCCTGTATCATTATAAGAACCATTCACAAAGAAATCTTTGTTGCCTACGTTTCTAACTTTAGTAGCAGAAAGTTCGTGTCCATTATAATAAGGATACATATGTTTAGTAACCTTACCCTGTAAGTCATGCACTACCTTAACGCTGTACTTCTTGGCTGTCTCTTGAGAGATACGCCTATCAGTTAGAGCAGAGAAAGTACCTGTGTCTATAGTATCAGGTTGTTTAAACGCTGTTTGATTTGTTGTTGTCTGTTCCATATCTTTTCCTTCACATGAATTATTATAGTTAGGCATAAATTCTCCACAACTGAAACACTTTGCTGAACCATCTTCGTTGATTCCTACTGCATCACTGCTAGTGCATAGCGGACAAGGTTGTTTTAATTTATGCCAAGTTTTGTTTTCCATATTAGCCCTCACTAATGGTTATTTATTGTCGTCTGTTTTGTCCTCCATTACCTCTGGCTCTGGCTCGACAATAGCTTCATCTCTACTCTTAAGTAACTCTTCTAAGTTAGCTCGATGAGTACGACTTGCGAAGTCTAAAGCTTCTATGATAATTTGTAAGTTACCAACCTTCTGTACAACAACAGTAGCTTCTTGCTTTACAGCATCATCACTAATGTTATTAACATCAAAGTTAGTAACTACATCTTCATTCGTAATAGTTATAATCATTTAGAATTCCTC